CCTGCCGCTCTCGTCGGATTGGGCGCCGCCTATGCGTCCGTGAAGATGATTTGGGGCGAAAAGGGCGCCACTTGGAGCGAGCAGATCGACATCGCTTCCACAAAGTTAGGCAAACTGTCCGACAGTGTGGTGAACGCGTTCTACGGTCAGGCCCGTCCGGCCATCCGTGGATTGGCTGATTCCATCGCAGCCACACTGATTCCTCAGATGTCAACCCTTGCGGATCATGAGGGACGAATCGTCGCCGGAATGGCCAAGATGGTCGGGGAAGCCGACAAAGCCAGCATCGTTTCAAGCATTTTCAATGATGTAAACAAGTCATTGACGTATTTGGAGCCGGGCGTCGAGAGTCTTGTCAGGGCTTTCCTGAATCTGGGCGATTCGACCAGCCAGTATCTTCCCCGTGCCACACGGTATGTGAGTGAGCTTGCCGACCAGTTCGCACGTTGGGTCGATAACGCACGCGCTTCAGGTGAGATCGAGAAGTCGATGCAGCGTGTCATCGAACAGGCCGGATATTTGAAGGACTCCGTGAAAGCGCTCATGGGCATCGCGTCCGGCCTGTACTCCGCTTTGGCTGAGGATCAGAACGGTATCCAAAGCTTCTCTCGTGAGTTGCAAAAAGCGGATAGGGCCGTCAATTCCGCCAAGTTCCAAGATACGTTGAAATCGTGGGCTGTTGGCGCTAAAGTCGCGCAGTCTTCGATGCGTGACGCTTTTTCGGAGATTGGCGACGCGGGGTATGCGTTGCGCAAAACCGTTGGCAATGTTTTTGGCGATGCCGGTAGGACGATTTCATCGTTTACCAAGAATGTGAGCCGTCTGCTGAAGAACAGCAGCAGCGGCATTTCCGATTTCTCGTCTGGTGTTTCCGATGGTTTCCAAAAGGTGTTCGATGCTGTTGGTGACGTAAGTCCCATGTTCAGCCAGTTGCTTTCGACTGTTGGCCAGTTGTCGAGGACGTTCGGTGGCACGTTGGCTGCTTCGCTTCGCGCGTCCGCTCCATTGATTCAGACTATTGCCGCTGCGGCGGAGGCTGTTGCTAAAGCGTTCAGTGCTTTGCCTGAGCCGATTCAGGCTGCATTGGGCGTGTTTGCCACGTTCGGCAAGGCTGGCAAGACCGCTTTGGATACGGTGAAACTTGCCGTGGTTGAGAACACGATGAAGTCGTTGCAATGGCAGAAGGCTTTGATGGAGTTGGGCGTGACTTCCGCCGGTACTGGTGTGACGTTGAAGAATGTCGCGCAGGGGTGGGTGGCATCCAATCCAGCTGTTTCTAAGTTCGTGTCGAATGTCGGCTCTGCTGAGGGCGCGATGGGCAAGGTGAAGGCCGTGGCGTCTGGTTTGGGTGGGATGCTTGCGTCTACGCTCGCCAGTCCGGTGACTTGGGGTATAGCGGCTATTACAGCTGCTATTTCAGCGTATTCCGATTATAATGCGAAGGCTCAGGCCACGGAGCGTGCGTCCGAGAACATTGCGACTGCGTTGGGTAAGATTCCTGATTCGGCCGCCGAAGCTTCCGGCGCATTATCCAATGTCGCTTCCGCGATTCAGGAGGCGTTCAAGGACAATAATTACGCGGAGACTGGGTTTAATTGGCTTGATGATTGGACTACTGGATTCAAGAACACTGCCGAAGCCGCCGACAAGTTGGGTATTTCGACCACTGATCTGAGTAAGGCTGCTAGTGGCAGTACGAAGGCTTATAACTCGATGATGAATCAGTTGAAGGCCACGTATGATGCTCACAGCACTTATTTGGATACCGCGATGCAGAATTATGGCAATGAGGCTGGTGCGGCCAAGAAGCTCATTACCGTGATGGAGGAGGCACGTCAGCAGTATATTGATAATGCTGAAGCCACGTCCGTTGCCAATGGTCATGCTGTTGGCTATGCGAAGAACCTGATTGAGATGGGTGAGGATTCCGATTCGGTTTCCATTGCCATTGCGACTCAATCTCAACGTCAGCAGATGTTGAACAGTGCCACTCAGAAGTACAACGACATCATCAACAATCAGCGTACCGCGCAGCAGAACGCTTTGAGCGTTGCTACGGAATACGGTCAGATTTACAACGGTTTGGGTGATTCCATCCAACGCATCAAGGAATTGGGTGTGCAGAATGTTTGGGACAATGCCGCGGACTCGTTCAATAACATGACTGAGGCTGGACAGTTGGCTCAGACCAGCTTGCAGAATCTTGCAACAACCGGGCATGATTGGCTTGAACAGTTGGTTGCTTCCGGAGCTTCGACCGATGAGGTGAATGCGAAACAGCAGGAGTTGGCAACCCAATTCTATGATACGGCGAAGGCGATGGGTGTTCCTGAGTCGGAGATTCAGAAACTGCAACAATTGTATGGGTTGACCCCTGAAGAGGTCACGACCTTGTTCAAGACAGAAACCGAACAGTCGAAGCAGAATCTGACATCCTACTTGTCTGATTTGCGGGCATTGTTCCCCAGTGAGGGCAATACCGCCATTTTCACCACGGTTCTCAACGGTATCAACAGTGGCGCATTGTCCAGTGCCGACGAGGTTCAGTCGTCTGTGAACGACTTGATGAACAATGCGAGTACGGATGGTTCCGGCAAGTACACGATTGTGTTGGATGCCGATGGCAATCAGGCTGTTGTCGCCACCGACGAGGTGAAGAAACATGCAGACTTGTTCAAGAAAGGCACGGATGGCAATGGCTACACAACCAATCTGAAGGCTTCCGATCTTGCTTCGATGACCATTGACTACGTGAAAGGCGACGCCAACGCCTACGGTTCGTTGCGACCCACCGCGTCACTCGGCGCGAGGGACAACACCCAGCCGGCGAAACGCAGTGCTGAACGCACCGCGAACCAGTGGAATGGAAGCACGTATAACGCGCAGTTCGGTGGAAATATTTCCGGTAGTTTCTGGGGAATTCTCGACACTTTGTGGGCCGAGGGCAGAAGTTGGGCGAGCAGGACGTTCAACGCTATTTTCGGAACCAAGAGAGGACGTGCCACAGGCGGTGAGGTCGAGGGCGATAATGTGACCCGCACCGGCAGGATCGTCGGACGCGGAACGAACACGAGCGATTCCATCGCTTTGAACGATTCCACCGACGTGTCCACCGGTGAATATGTTGTGCGTGCCGCCGCAGTGCATAGCATGGAAGCCCTGTACGGCAAGGGAGTGATGAGCGCCATCAATGCGAGTGGCGACATCCCAAGCCAGTATTTGAAGAACGCGCGTCGTATGACTCGTGTTTCGATGCCTTCCATGGTTTCTGACTATTCGGCAGGTTCTTCCGATGATGTCAAGTTTGAAAGCGGCCCTACATACAACATCACGCAGAACTTCCAATATCCGACCATCACACCAATCTCGGTTCAGACGAATCAGAAGTTGGACAAGGCTGCGATGATCGGCATGTGAGAGGGGAGTATCGTGGCTTTTTCCACGTGTTTCTACAAGTTGAATAATGTTCCTCTTGATTCGGAGAACTGCATCGTCACTGTTGGCTCGACATTGTTGAGCGCCATCAGTGTTGACCGTACCGTTTCGACAGTTCCGCAACGGCATGGTTCTATCCCTTCCGGCATGACGCCTAGGTTTTCGGAACGTCAATTGTCGTTGCAGGTATGCGCTTGGGAGCCTGACGTGCTTGGTGAATCATCCAGGCTGATGCGGTTGTGCACGATGCCGAATCTTGTCATGAGTCGGATTATCGATGGTGTCGAGCAGCGTACCCGTGTCGAGTTGACCTCTTTGAGTCCTGATGATTCAAAGAGTCATCCGAACAGGTTTGTTCCGTTCACTGCCGTGTTCGCCATGCCTGACGTGTGGTGGCGTTCCGTCACGCATGAGACCGTCTCACTGCCTTTGAACGGTGGGAAGGTCATGTCCGGCGGTTCGGTGATGCCGTCCGCCGGATACTACACGTTCTGGCAGGGCGTTCCGAACGCTAGTCCGAGTGTGCTTTCCACTCAACTTCCGTATAGTTGCGGTGACGCTCCCATAACAGACATGGTGTTTCGTTTCCCGAAAGGTGTGACGGGCATAACGGTGAAGGATACGGTATCCGGTACCGGTATCACATGGTCTGGCACGCGCGTGGATGCTCGGCCTTACTTGTATTTGGATGCGGGATCGTTGACTGCATGGAGTTCCGATAGTGATTCCGCATGGTCTGGCGGTTCTCAGAACGAGACAGTTGGATTGGATTATCTGCCTTCCGGTAGGTTGCAAGTCAATCCTGATGTTTCTGGTGACTACAGGATTGCAGTTAAGGCCACTGGTTCCGGGAATGTGGCGTGCAGGTTTAAGAGAAGCTGGTGGTGATTTCCACTGGCTTCTTTCTTTTTAAGTTGAGGGATGCTTATGGGTAAGACTCTAAAATCTCGTCTTGTCGCATATCAGGCCAATGGAAGCAAGCTTGGATTGCTGCCTGAGCCGACTTCCTATACTGTGTCGTTCACTCATGATGCTGTAGGTGCTTTGACCGTCAGCTATTCGCGTAAAGCTTTGCGTGGTGAGATTCTTGACCGGCGTCTTGAAACCGGCTTGGAAATCGCCGTGGAAGTGTCTGATGGTGGACGCTGGATTGAACCGTATAATGGCCGGTTCGTCATCGCCTCACGTTCAAGGAACGCTTTGGACGTGTCCGACACGGTGTCGTTGACCGGCGTTTCCTACGGGTGGCTGTTGAAGAAGGCTTTGAATCTGGACACGTCCAGATTGGAGACCAGCGGAGACGAGAAAGGCACCCGTAAATTCGCGAACGCGAACGCTGGCACGATCATGCGCACGTTCATGGATGAGAATTGGAATCGTGGCGGCGTGAAAGTTGATTGCAGCCGGTTCACTTCCGGTGCCGATTCCGCTGGCAAACAGTGGGGCTACATGCTGCCGAGCATATATTACGATCTTGGCATTTCCATACAGGACGTGTTGGATTCGCTGGTGAACAACGGCTTATGCGATTGGCGTACCGATGCCCGTCAACTGCTGTTATGGAACGCCGATAGCGTCGCCGTCTGCCGTGACTTGTCCAAATCGTGTGTGGTGACGCTTGCTCAGGATGTGTCGGAGGCTCCCGATGACGAGAGTATCGACGGGTTGGCTTCCTCGATCCTTGTACGTGGCGACAATATTAATTTCCGGCAGGATAATCCGAACGCCCCGAAGCCTTGGGGCGGTTGGGAATTGTATTCAAGCCAACAGGGTGTGAACAAGAAGGAGACCGCCGAACAGCTCATCAAACCGACGTTGGCTAACGCGGCTAGGGTTCGCGGACAGTACACGCGATCCGTGAACGTTGTCGAAGCGTCTTGTCTGCCGCTCATCGATTACACGATAGGCGATTGGATTACCGCGCCTACAGTGGCGAACCGTGAGAAGGTCCGTGTCCAACAGGTCACTTTGCAACTCGACTCGACTGGGTTCAAGGCTTCACTGATTCTGAACGACAAGAATTATGATTCCTCGGTTCGTTTGACGAAGCGTATGAATGGTATTACCGGGGGTGCTCATCTTGGTGGGGCGTCCGGTGCGATTCCGGCTCCTGAAAAGGACCATCGCGTGCCGAAGGCTCCGCAGAATCTGTCGGCCAATTCCGACGCTTATATCAATGTGAACGGGTATGCGCGTGGCATGGTTACGGCCCGTTGGGATGATGTGACGTTGGCGACTGATGGCACTGCCATGGACATCACGTCGTATGCGGTCGAATATCGTGTGAACAAGACTGGGTATGAGTGGCATTCCGCTGGCACGACCACTGAGCATACGTTATCTTGGTCGAATCTGGATTGCGGTGTTCAGATTCTTATCAGAGTGCGTGCCGTTCCATCGTATTCCGATCAGATGGGCGAATGGTCCAGTGTGTTCGCGTTGACTGTCGCCAAGGATACGACGCCGCCTCCGGTCCCATCCAAGCCGATTCTTTCTTCCGAGTTGGGCGTGGTTTCGGTTGCTTGGGATGGGAAGACCGCTGATGGTGGTTCCATGCCTATCGATTGGGATAGGAATATTCTCGGCGAACGTTTGGCTGATGGTGTTTTCAAGGAGATCGCGGCCGTCGCGACCGGTATCGGCGATTATGTGATTACTGGTTTGACGGCTGGCTCTTCGCACACATATGCGTTCCGTGCTGTCGATCATGCTGGTAATCGTTCCGACTGGTCGGCAGTCGCCTCGGTGACGGTGGCTTCGGCTGTCTCGCCTGAAGAGGTCAAACAGATCCAAAAAGACCTGGCTGACAATCAGACGGCTTTGAAGGATAATACGGCGAAGCTGACGCAGGCCCAGAAGGACATCCAAGCCAACAAGTCGAATCTCGACGCGGCGTCCAAGTCGCTCGCTCAGGCGCAGACCGATTTGTCGCAGGCGCAGAAGGATATCGCGCAGACCAAGAGCGACCTGACCACCGCGAACGGGGAGATCAGCAAGGCGAAGGAATCCGCCGCCCAGGCGTATGCCGAGGCCCACAGCAAGAATCATACGTTTCGTGGCCCCGACGAGCCGGACGCCTCCAAAGGGCTGATCGTCGGCGACCTGTGGCTCAAGACGCAGAAATATTGGACGAGGTGGAAAGGCGAGAAGAACAACTCACCGAGCCTCTTGGCCGACTTCTACACCTACTGGCAGGGCGAAGCCAATAATTCTCCTTCCGTGCTCGTGCCCTTGTCCGATCGTGTGATTGACACGCTTGTCTGGGATGGTGCCGCTTGGAACCACATGGGCTATGCCGACGTGGAGCGCAATGCCGACGAAATCGCTCAGGCGAAGTCCGACATCGCGGATAACGCCGCGAAGACCACCGACGCGAAGAAGGCTGCTGAGAATGCCACTGCCGCAGCGAAAAACGCGCAGGGCGCGGCTGACACGGCCAATGGTGCAGCGAAGACCGCTCAGGACACCGCCAATGCTGCTACTGCTGCTGCGAAAAGTGCGACCGCGACCGCCGGTCAGGCCAAGGATGCCGCCAATGCCGCACAGACCGCAGCCGAATCTGCGAAGAAGACCGCTGGCAATGCGGAGACGCTGGCTAACACCGCCAACGCTTCGGCCAATGCTGCCAAGACGGACGCGGCCAATGCCAAGACCACTGCTGCCAATGCGTCGAGCGTGGCGACTCAGGCCAAGGCCACCGCCGATAGCGCGGCCCAGTCCGCCACCGATGCGGCCAATGCAGCCCAGAAGGCCAATACCGCAGCAGCTGCCG